ATCCGGAAACGGTTGTGGTCGATATCCATCTGAACGTCAGTGACGTTACCACCACCATTGCTTGTACCTCCGGTAATGACAGCGCCCATACCCATTCTGATAGTAATACCTTCCTCTTCGATTTCCCAGAGACCACCTTCACCCAACAGGAAGTATCCAACAGGAACACGGTTAGATGTCCGTACATTGAATCCCATAAGGGTAGTTCCACCAGTAGGACTCTGTGAAGGTATTGCTAAGAAGAAGTGGCCGTCAGTTCCTGTAAGCATTCCGATTCTCCACTTGTCCTGTGGATTCATGATCAAAGTATCAGGGAAAAAGTTCAGTGCCTCGATCTGAGCAGCCACAGCAGCGATTGCGTGGTAGTCAGTTGGGTCAGCATATTGGTCATCGAGTGCTGATGCCACGTATGAAGCAGCGTCTGCGATAAGACGTGTAGTCAGAATCGCAGCATAATCCCTGAGCAACTTTTGTTGGATCAGACGTTGGATAATTGCGTAAGCTTCCTTCCGGAACTTAGCGAACTCTTCCGTGAACACCTGTTTGCCAGCAACCTTAGCGTACTCAGTATGGTTACGTACCAGCGATGTAGAGACCAACGGCTTCAGGCCACCTTCAGTTACGATTGCGAATGCACCTTGCTCAGAACCTTCTTCGAGCCATGTCTTGAACTGAGTAATCTCAGCTACTACCCTGCGGCTTGCAAGGTCGAAGACATATTCCCGTGGTTGTCTTTTAGGAACAAATGCTGCAAGTGAGAACGACTCGAGAATTTCTTCTGGCAGATCATCGTCACCGGTAATCGTGTTACCCAGAGTCATCGTAGCTGCAGCCCGAGTGTTCAACTTGAAGTCACCCTTGCGGTTCGCCATGATCTTCTCGATCTTCGGCATACATTCGGATACGAAGGCCCGGAGGTTCTTGATAACTTTTTTGCTTTTCGCAACTTTGAGTGCAGCCAGTTCTTCGCCTTGCTTTTTGATGATGGACCTCAGTGACTTCGGATTCTTTTCGTCAATCATTCCGATCAACTGGTCGAGATCTTCTTTCTTGAGATCTTTGAACAGAGACATCCTCTTGTTCAATTCCTTTGTAAGCTCGGCTTTGTCAACGACACCCCTTGTCTTGAGAACTTTCTCCATATGCTTCCTCGTCTTCACCAGGATAGTCTTGAGCGCTTTCTCTTCATCCGTCTGAGGATCGTCACCTTCCATGATTCTCAGATTGCGTAACCGGTTATCGATGAACGACTTGAACGGAAAGTGCAGCCAGAGTCCGGCCATAACCAATAGCGTGAATGCTATCTGCTTTGAGAAGTATGTCGCGATCAGAACGAGAACGCCTGCCACGAACAACTTCATCCCAACATAAATCTTCGTTTGTGTTTTCATGTTTCTTTTAAGTTGTTTGTTTTATTTTATTTGCCAACCTTATTGCGAGACTTAGTTTCGGCTTGGTCTTGTCAAGTGGTTTCAACTTCGATTTGTCTAGAGCTTGAAGTTTATCCGGCTCAACTTTTGCAAGTGATATATGTCTAGTAAGTAGTTGTCGTATTTCGAGTTGCTTAGTCCTAGGCAATCCACTTAGGACCGTTACTGTTAGTTCATCAAGTCTCAGCTTCTCATTCTTGAAGTCTTTCTTTGAACGAACAGTGAATGTATTCTGATCAGCGCCAAAGGTCACAGGGCTGATCTCATAAAGTTCAACCTCCTTATGCCATATGGTATCTGTATCCTCATCATATTCCATCTTATCCCAGATGTGGTCAAACCCAAAGGACCATCCATTGAGTATTCCATCCTCGATCAGAGACTTAGCGCGCTTGGCCGTTGGAACCTTCTCTTCATCTGCCCAGGTGAATACAACATATGCACCCAGATCATCCTCTACTATATCTGTAGGTTTCCCAATCGGATCAGTAAGATCATGCCAGTAGCATACTACGATCTTCTGCTTCGCTCCTGACTTAGGTCCACGTTCGTTAATGGACTTCGCCATTGAACCTTTGAGGAAACCTTCGCCACGGTCATTACGTACTCCCCATATTACAAAGTACGCAGTCGTTTGTCCTTCCTTTTGTCTTTTCGCAACCCGAGTCTCAATCTCCTTGAGTTGAGTCTGAGTTAGATGTCCTATCCCTGGGCCATAGGAGTATGGAGTACTCCTCAACCTTAAGTTAAGAATCTTGGGATGCATCTTCGTCTTGGTCTTCGTCTTCGTTATCATCGAGTGGATCAGTTATATCTATACTTACTTCGGATTTGTACATGTCAAACTCTGGATCTTCTTTTGGTGGACGGCCCAACTCTTCCAGCATTTCATTTCGGGTAATCATATCTTGGTCCCAAAGCTTCGTCAGGTAGTCAACCATTGCGTTAAGTGCATCTGCCTTGGTCTTAATATCTGTCTGAAGTACAGGAACAGCACTGAAGTCTTTTCGTATCTCAATCGAACCATCCTCCACAAGACCAGTACTCAGCTGCTCCATACGCGAATCACTTTCAGGTATAAGTGTATTCTGGTAGAGGTCCTTACGTGCTTGAACCTTGTTGTCATACGTTACATCCTTGCCTCGAGCAATCAACTCAATAGGCCAGCCATATCCATCACAGAGTCGTTCGATGTTCTCAGTAGTCTCCTCGAAGAGTAAGAGGTCCTTTGTTGCGAACCCCATCTGTTGCCACGAAAGGTTTGCGGACGTTATGATCACCTGATATGGTTGCCCCACTATACCATACCGTGAAAAGTCTTTCTGGAGATTCTCCTTCTCATTTGGTGCAAGAGGTACAGGAACGGATCCGTCCTTTGACTGGTTGCTGAGTATACCAAGTGCACCACGCCGAGTCATGAGTGTATGTCTCGACTTATATGCTGCCATTATGTTACTCACCACCATGTCCATACCTACGAGACGGGAATCGGGAATGGTGAGGTTCGTATCATTCTCTGTTCCTATACCATCGTCGAATATAAACCGGACGTACTTAGAGTTAAGTTCTACGTACTCCCCATTCCATAGCAACTTAAACTTTTTGTACACATCGCTCATGTTCGTCATCTTGAGCCATTTACCAGTGTACTTAAGATCAAAGAGCCATGGTGGAATGTTCCACATACTTGAGTACTCCCCTGTATCTTCGAAGCCAACAGGTTCGACCAGGAACACAGGACAGTATCCGAAGATGTCTATGTAATGGTTCTGCTGAGAAAGGAATTGCTTCTCATTCTGCAACGCGTTGGGTTTCTTGAGTAACTTCTTTAACCATGGTATCCCACGTGCAGGCTTGTCGTTGTTGGGGTTTATGAATACTGTCTTCCCAGTGTTGAATGCCTTTGCACGTTTACCTATGATGGCCTTAAGTGGAGGACAGTTGTATATGCGTAGAGAAAGTCCTTCTCATATTTGAGTGCAACGTTTATTCCACTATCGTTATATCCGTAAAGGACATTCTTACTGAACTGTTGGTAGTCATCAAGGAAATAGTTGATGCCACCAATGTTAACCCATCCGTCTCTGTCTATCATTTCATTAAACGTTTAGATATCTCAATCCATTGTCCTTTACTGAATGTGGTTGCATCCTTTGGCTTTTTAGGATCAAGCATTACCACGTACTCTTGTATGATATATGCTTGTAGCATTTCATACCGTGTTAGCCAAATCATTGTGTCGCCAACTTGTGTAGGCAACCAAGCAAAGATTCGTTTAAGTCTAGTTGCTCCATTAGGGTAATCAACATGGGAGTATTTCGCTGGCCATTTCATAAGTAAGGTCTGTAAAGCTCGACCATTCTATTACAATCGTGAAGATGATTATATTTATCTTGTGGTACACCAGTAGGTTCTTCATCAGGTCCTAATAGGTACGTGTAATTCATGTACTCGAAATCAAGGTCAGGGTCCATAACATAGCTGGTCTCTAGTGGTCGTATAAGTTTGATACCATTAAGTACTGAGTCCTGACCTTTCACCGCTTGGTATACCAGAGGAAATGTCTGCCTTACTTTTAGGATAGACTTCTTCTGGTGGTCAGCTATAAATATAGAGTACTTGTTAAAAACGTTTTTCCCAGAGGTATTCTTAATCGCACTCAACTTCTCCACAAGCTGTTCATCCTCTTGGTTCGTCTCATAGATATACTTTTTGATCCAGCGCTTATTCCCAAGGGCCTTGACTCCGAGGACAGCGTTCGGGTCAGGAAAGAATCCCCAGTCTAGTCCAAAAAGTTCTCGCTCCTTTATAGAGTCATACTCTTTATCATTGATCGGAGTCCATGGCTTGTAAGGTTTCTGCCCATATATCTGTCCTTTCTGTAGAGATGCACGTAACCCGAGACCGTAGACCTGCCACCTGAGTGGGTCCATATACTCCATCATCTCGATCTCCTTGATCTGTTCGTAAGTAAGGAACTTAAGGTTATCAAGGTACGTAGACTTCCACAGGTAACAGTCAGGACGAGCGATTACCTTATCATAGAGCCAGTGGCGAGCATGAATAGGATTGTAGTCTATGATGCAGAAGTCAGTGGTCCTCATTAGAAGTTGATCGAATACTGGCTTCTTGAAAAAGTTAACCTCATTGCAGTAGAGTACATGTCGTCCAGGACCAGACGCGTTACCTACATCGTCAGCATTAAAGAAC